CCCATGAAATACCGCAGTAGAATTAAGACCAGCAACGCCTTTATACGATCCTTGCGATCTAAGTTTCTTCTGTATATCAACAGGGTCTATCGCTTCACCAAGTCCGACTGATTCCTTAATGCCGTTCTTTTTTCTCCATTGCATGACTGTGGCAGCATCCGCAACTTGGTCTGCCCAGTTGCCCGGTCCAGTAGTTGCCTTTCTTGCGGTGGGATTGGCTTTCATGGCCTCACCAGCATCTTTGGCAATATACTTTAAAGAATCATACGGTAAGTTCCAGAACCTATCGTTTTCAATACGAGGACCGTTTCTTGGACGACCATCACCCATTTTCCACTTTGTTTTCTCATCGAGTTCGACTGATTCTTTCTTGGCTCTCATCATACTTTTTGCCAGTCTAGACTTTGACATTTTCGCAATGTAGGCGTCATCTCTTTTGTTTTTGTTGGTGAATTGATCGATATAATCAGTCGCACCTTTTCTCAATTCCTTTTCAGACTTACCCTTGTTTGCAGGATACATCTTCATAATCTTCATAGTGTGATTGATCTTATCTTCACGACTTGCGTTCGGTCCAAGTTTGCCGGGTGCTTTTGCTTCATCAAGATCATTTTCCATCGCATTGCCATACATTTTTTTCTTCATGTTGCTGTATCTGTCAGAAGAATCTTTAGGCTTCTTATCTTTCTTGCGGTCAGCGTCAATCTCTGCTTGTGTAGGCTTTCTATACTTCTCTTCTACAGCATCCTCGTTTGCTCTCTTCATAAGGTCAGAAAGTTTCTTCAGAGTATGACGATCTTGTGGCTTGATGGCAGCCTTCTTTCTTTTGTTGCGAATGTCAGCCAGTGACTTTCCATAGGCAGCCGTGCTTTCACGCATGACATAACCACCCTTGATCTTGAAACCACCCTTCGTGAGGATGATTTGCATTCGGTCACGAACGTCTGTGTCTGCATTCTTAAAGAGCATATTCAACCCTTTACCTGCTTTGTCTTGAACAGAAACTGCGGAGTTCTTACCGATCTCACGCACGTAGGCCGCCGCTTTCTCAAAGTCTATCTTGTCTGGTCCACCATGCTTCTTGGCATAGTCTGAGAGTTCTTTTGATACCTTGAAGTAATCAATTGCTTCATCAAGTTCAATAGATTCGTTTCGCTTAGACTTCTGATAGGCGTTGTATTCCTTTCGTCGCTCGGCATCTTTCTTTTTCTCCGCGGGAGTCATCTGCGATACTGGTTTCTTACTTGTCTCTTGCATTGTATCCTCTACTGTCCAAACTACTTTTGACGATTTTTCTTTAGGAACATCCAGTTTAACTTTCTTTCCCATATGCTTCAATAGATCCATAATTCTTTTAAAGTTACCCTTTTCAACATACTGATTCGCCATAATCTTAGTCATGGGTTTGATGTCCTGTTGGCGGACTTTCAGTGCTGATTCTTTAAAACTTTTCATGTTCTATTTATACTATTCTTTATCTCGTTTTCTAAATGTCACGGTATCCTTCACATTAAACTTGACAGAGTTCATCTTGTCTTCTTTGCGAGTAGGTCTGGGAGGTAGTCCTCTGTTCTTTCTTACCGCTCTTGCCAGTCTTGCTTTGTCTAGCATTCTGTCAAATTTAATCTTGTCTTGCTGTTTCTCTTTATCGATCTTCATCTGAGTATTAGCCACTTGATCCTCTGGTATTTCACCCGGAGTTTTCTTCTTGGCTAACTGTGTAGATTTAGGATCACCCCATTCAGGTTGATCTTTGTACCATCCATCTGTCTTTTGAACTGACTCTAGCCACTGCCGAGAGACTCTGCCCTCATCTAATGCTACAATAACATAATTGGTACCCAGTCTGTGGACGTAACCTTCTTTCTGTGTAGATGTTATGATAACACGATCACCCTCATTGAACAGATCGCCGTTAACGTACTGCTCGCGAGTCTTGCTTACTGATTTGAGTTCAACGTGATTTCTGAACTGAGTAGTCTCTTTGAGTCCCATGCCCACACGAATATCATTGAATAATTTCTTGGCATCTTTGTTTGATACGTTCGCGGGTATACCTTGTGCAAATGTAGTAAAATCATTTGCGCCAGCATTGGCACGTTGCTTAGAGGCAGACATACCTTCTACGCCTTCAGCATCTGGATCACGATCACCCGCAGAGACAACACTGATCTTTTCAAAGTTATAGAAACCGTGTCTTGCTTTCTCGCCATTGTACTTGTTCAGCAAGGCATTGAACTCTGCAATTCTGTCTGAGCCAACAACCATGGTAATTCTGTTGAAGCCTTGATCGTACAGTGACACTGCAATCTCAAATACGTTTCTAATCTTCTTGTTGAGAATGACGTTTCGTCCATACTTGGGAAACATCTTTCTCACATGCTTGATCTTTTGATCGTAGTTTAAAGGATTCTTTTTGGGATCACTAGACTGAGACAGGTAAATTTTGTATGGATTTCTGCCTGCTTTTGTAGCAAGAGTCTGCATCAACTTACCATGACCAATCGTGGGAGGATTCATGCGACCAAAGGTAAAGTATACCTCTCGCGTTTCCTCTACCAAATACTGTTTAAAACTTAAAGACACAATTTATCTCACTTATTCACATTACTAGTTTGCTTGGCAACCCGCCGCTCTTTTTCAGTCTTTCGGACTACAGGCATTATCTTGCGAGCGATCTTCGCAATCTTGGGTTTCATCTTATCTAGTCGTTTCTCTATGCTTGCTCGGCGAGCCGCTGGTACGTCTTCTTTACCAGCGCCCTTAGTGAGTTTTTTAAACATTTGCATTCGTGCTTGTTTTTGTGCGCGTTTTTGAAGGCGAGCATTGTCCGCTGGCTTTTTAGCGGCTCTTCGTCTGCCCATAGCAATCTTGGCTTTGTTCTTCTTCATGGCACGACCGCGAGCGCGGCGCTGAGAGAATGTTAGTGCTTCGTCGGTGGTTTCTTCTGTCTCTTCGCCGATGCGACCACGATGCCGCTTGTGTGCGGCATACTTTATTAATTCGTCTTCGCCGGGCTTATAGTCCACGACGATAAAATCTTTGAAAGATAATGGCTTTGCCATCCTTAACCCCTCGTTGGTTTATCCCATCCCTTAACAATATCGGGTGAAAAGTTGTTGTATGAAAATTCCATACGATCAACAAGTTTCACTGCGTCACCACTCAACTTATCAATTGCAACATAACCTTCGGCACCTGTTACTTTATAACCTTTTCTGGTCTTAACAAAGGTGTCAACACTTTGCAATTGGTTAAGTTTATTTATAAGTTTCATTTTTGCAATTACAATTAATTTCTGTAATTCAAACATTTTTATTAGATTTGCTGTATTTTCGGGTGAAAAAAATGAGAGAAGTATATCTAATTTAGCCTGTTGTGCACTTTTTCCTTTGTCGGTTTTACGTGCATCTATTTCTTTCTTGTATTTCTTAGTGATCCACGCAACTAATTTTTTGGCATGAACTGTTGAGTTTCCTGGCATTTGTCCTGCTCGGACGAAGGTGTTGTTGAATGTTTCGATGTGTTGTGCGAGGTTTTGGTTTCCTTCCAGTGTTCGTAATGTCGACCCGCTAATAGAATTGAAAAGAACTCCAATTTGTGATAAAGTCGTTTGAACATCTGCGGTCTCCCTCTTAGTCATGGTTGCGTTAGTGACATCACGAAGGAAAGCATCTTGCGACCATACAGCAGATGATTTATTCAGTGCTGATACATTTACACCAAACTTGGCTGACATAGATTCAAATGTTTTGCCTGTGTATGTGGTGTGCCACACAATACCCATCTTCGCTTTCTTAATAGTGGCTGCCTGTTCTACGGGCACAGCATAGACAATGGTGTTTGGATGAAAAGTAACATATTGTTTGCCGTCAATCTTCTTCGTCTTAAGTTCAGATGCATCAAACAGAAAGTCGCCTTGAATGACACCCTTGATACCGAGTGCGGGTAGGTGTTTGAGAGCAAGTTTTAATTTCTTATTAAGATCGCCGCTGGTGTCATCGTCTATATCAGCATCAGTCTTGTAGACTTTCGGGTTCTTATTGAAGATACCTTTCTTTGCAACAAAGAACTTACCATCACGAGGATCTGTTCCTGCGAACACTGCGGGTGCACCGTCCCACTTGACAGAAACAGAACCACCTGCACCACCGAGCATGTCACGCATGTCTCGCAGTGCAAAGATTGCTTGCCGTGTCCCATTGACACCACCATAGAGAACCTTATCCTCGATGTGAGTCATGTGAGTGTTCTTTTGCTCTGTTAATGTGTCTGAGAATGATAGCATTTATCGTGTCACCACCTTAACGTTTTTGTTTATTCGTGTAGCGCTGACTGCCAGTACACGAAGCCCAGGACGAATCTTGGAACCTTTTCTGCTTGAGTCGTTCCTAATGAGGAAGAAAATATCACTCTTACCTTTTAAATCAGACATCTTATCAATGATTTTGGTTACTTTTACCTCAAGTATATCACCATCTGAGGTCATTTGAAAGTCTGAACTGCGAAATGTTCTTACAACAACAAAGCCTGAACCAAGAAGATCACTACCAAATACCACTGCTTCCTTTTCTTTATTATTTGCTTTGATGCCAAGGTTAGGTGTCATTTTGAACACAGAACCCGCTTTCTTGATTTCTACTTCACCGTTGGCTTCTAACTTGTCAACGATTTTCTTTGCAACAGGTGCCCAGTAACTATCGGCAGATTCCCACATCTCGGCGTTGTCTTTCTTGATAGAGATAGGAATCTTTTTGCCACCCTTGATGACTAACCGAACGTCGGCTTTCTTTCTGTTGGTAGTATCACGACCCACTTCTTCAACATCAATGACGTTCTCATAGAGATAAGACTTTCGTCCGTCTGTGATTTTTACAGTCATAGGACCAGACTTGGTAAACATCTTGATATTATCAATCATGGTGTCTTCGTTGTCAAGACCCGCAGACTTCTTACCCTGTTTGGACGCTGGACGTGCTTTGATGGTGTATGAATCTACAACAACAGCACCAACTGAAGATGATCCTTTGTCGGGATCGTATTTGGCACCAAGATCTTTCATCTTGGCGGCGACATTCTCAAGAACCTTGACTCGGTTTTCGTCCGTGAGAATAGAGATAGTTCTACCGGAATCTCGTTTTAAAGACGTGTAGCCCATCTTTGCGAGACCCGCTTCTATGTCATCAAGGGTCATGGTGGACTCCATAAATTGTCTAAAACTAACAGTCATATTTCTATCTTAGTTAAGATTAATATGTTTATTTATACTGTTTAAAGGTTGTACTTGAACCAACCAGTAGCAATCCACTTCTCCTCTTTAAGATCTGGTGCCGCACGATGTACGTGGGTGTAACTTGCAGGCCAATAGACTAGAGTACCCGCGACAGGCTTAACACTATCAAAGAAACGAAACTCGGTTTTACCTCCCTCGTTTACAGTGTTCAGATAAATCATCCATACCATGAATCGGTCACTATATCCCTTGGCGTTGCCTTGCTCGGTGTGCCAATCACAGAATCCACCACCGGGATAAGCGACCTGAATCTTGTACTCATCTGCACGAGTATAATCAACCAGATTTTTACTTTCGTGGTATTTGCTCTTGTGATGGTGAATACATTTCTGAAGACTTCGCATTGCGGGTTCAAGTGAGCCAAATGCATCAGCGAAAATGCTGATATCTTTCCTGTTGTCAGTATTTACTTTTCTTATGGTGTTGTAGTAGGCATCGGTGGGTTGATCAGTAGCGTCAGGTAGTTTTGCTTTGCTCAATCTTATAATTTCGTTACATTCATTAATACTCAGAGCGTTCGGAAATACTTCTATAAAATCTCTTACCACTTAGTGCCACCTGTAAAACTTATGTAGACCTATTCGTCCGACTGGTACCATGCCACGATCACTGATCCAGTTCGGAGTCACATAGGTTGCATGGTAGTGTGTTGCACCTTCACTGATACCACGAAACCCTCCATTCAAAATTATCTCGGCAATGATTTGCGCCTCTTCCCACGAGTCTTCTTCCCTTGGTTCATCTGACAGACCGTCACAGTACCATGAGAAATGACACATGCCGCGCACAGGCACTTCATTACCCTTCCAATTAATTCGTGTTTTGGAGTGTTGTACGACACCACAGATAGTGTCAGGAAAATACTTAGAGTTTACCCGATTAATAACAACATCAGCCACAGCAATCCGACCGCTGAAATTATCACTGCGAGACTCGTGATAGACATTAAGAGCCAAACATTCTCGTTCATCGTTTCCGAAAGTTTCAATTGCTCTTCCATCCTCTTCTCCAGTTCTCGCCTCGGTTGCGACCTCTGGTTCGGATGCTTGCGGTTCTGTTTCCGCTTTTGATTCAATTTCTGTTTGAGATACCTGTTTTTCACTGTCATTAAAACTCCATATAATTATTGCACCTAAAAATAAAGCATTAATTATTATAATCAGGATATTCGCTTTCATCTTCTTCCCTCAGCGATCGGATTCTTTCAATGATCTGTGCTTTCTCATCATTGTCATAATACATCCAATTGTTTATCTCGATCACAAAACGGTGACAACCTACGCACACCTGACCCCAAGTAGGATCAAGAATACAAACGCCAATACATGGCGATGCTACGTCTTCAGGTGTCGGCATGTGATTTAGATACCATTAATCGGTGAGTGAACAGTGAGAACTCAAGGGCATAAAAATAAAATTTACCTGGTGAAATTACTACAGACAAACTAGGAAGAAAATGAAACTCATCTCCTACTTTCCACATGTTTTCAAAATCTACTTTCATAGAATTCTCCTTTGATACATTATTTAGCGGACTAATGGCTTTACCATTATCTTGTCTTTCGGAGCAGGATGTACCCAGCGACCGTTGACATAACCACGAATGATTCTGTCGGCTTGCTTGAGAATTGCTTGGACTTTGCGGTCTTTAGTAAAGTAACCAATGACCTCATCTAACTTGCGCAAGGCATCATCTGGCTCTACAAACTCATACTTAGCGGTACGCCCGGCCTTAGAAACGATCACTTCATACTTCTGAAGAGACTTATTAGATTCTTCAAACTCAATGAAGTCTGCAATGATTTCATTACATTCTTCTAACGATACCTTGGAGACTCTCTTCAAAAGAGTTTCGTCCAGAATGACGCGACGGTACTTCGCCGGGATTTCATCATGTGAATTATACATTATCTATTCTCCTTTGTGTTACTTTAAGTCCTAAAGGCAGTAAATCTCCGCAATGAGTTCTTTCATTTGGTTTGCCAAACGATTCTAGTAGATCTAAAGTGCTACTGTTTTTCGTTAGATTTACTTCCCATCTTTCTTTGCCGTGGGGTGCGCAATCTGTCTTCCAGTATCTTTTACCTGTGGTTTTAGAAATGTGGGATAATTGAGCCAGTCTATCACAGTCCGGGCGTTTACATACAGGACGATCCGGATGCTCAAGCCCTCGTTCGATCATTTCTTCCTTGTGAGGATCACATACGGTAGGGAAGATCTGTCCATTATGTTTTACATCGGTGTGTTGGGACACGTTATCGCATCCCTCAACCGAACACAGTGGAATATCCTCTTCGGGTATGTAATGAAACTCATAGTGTTTTTGAGCGCTCATGCCACCTCCGCTAACTCTAGAGCGAGGTTGGTCGCTTTCAACTTCTTGGCTTGATTCGCACCGAACCAGGCTGAAGTCATTCGTGCGTCAGCACTTCGACCCAACTTGTGGTCAGTGATAAAAGTCACTGAGTTAAGAGCGTTCCACCATGTACCCATCGCCATCTCAGCGCCAGGCTGAGTCTCAAGAACATCAAAGGCAGCCTTCGCTGTGGTTGACAAACCAGCATACTCGGTGACTTCTTTCTTCTTGGTGTTAGCCGCAGGAAACACTTCGTTGTAGAAGGTGATCAAATCACTGACGGACGCTTTCTTGCTCGCCATGAATCGTGCCGCTTCTTTATACTGAGTGAACTTCTCGTGAGCAAGACCCATCTGATCTTTTACAAGGTCAGCATTGAACTCACGACGGTGATTCAACTTCACCTCGTTGTTCGTGGTGCCATTGAGTGACATAGTGAGGGTGTTGTTGCAAACGACCCGGGTGGGCGTCATACGAACGTTCAGAGACTTGCCATACTGATGCGGGTTAGAGAACAACATAAAGTTATCAACTCGGTCCTCACCAAGAACATCAAAAGACTCGTTGATCTTCGCAAGAACCCAGACAATCTGACCATTCTTGAGTGAACCAGCGGTGTGCATTTCCATGTCGCCAGCCAGACAGAACTCGTTAAAGAAGTCAAACGCTTCTGAATTCTGAACAGGTTCCCAGTTCTCACCAACAGCAGGAGCAAGAACACGATTGTCCGTATCACGCAACAAAGTTTCCATGCCAGTTTCAATGGTCTGACCATCAAATTCAACAAACGACTTGCGCTTAGTGACACCCCAATCAAGACCTGCTTGCTTCTGCATTTGACGCGGCGTGAGATCTGCCGCAACTTTTACACCTAGGCCATGCCATGGAACTTGTCCTGCATATGCCATTGTTTCTACTTCATGACTCATAATATAAACCTTTCTCGATTAATTGAAAACATATTATACCACATAACTAATGTTATGTCAACACTTTTTTTAAAAAAAGATTGAAAAAAAATGGTCGGGGTACGTCACTTAGGAATCATTACCAATATGCGAAAACATACCCGACCCAAGAGAACTACGCGGGTGCGTTGATGTCGGTCTCCAATAGAGTGGAGATCTTCTCGATCTGTTCCTTTGCCAACTTCATGCAGACCGGTATCTGAATCTCAGAATCGATCTCAATCGCACGAACCAGATTCTCAAGGGTCACGCGAGTCGCGGCCAACTCACCACGGGCATCAACCATTTGGAAAAAATAATCACTAGACATAATAGAACATCTCCTCACTCTTAAAGAACTCACGAATCTCGCTCGTACTCATACCAACACGGGCACATGCTTCCATCGCTTCCTGACGATCACTTGGATAGTCTTCACAGATCGTCAACAGAAACTCACCGATCTCGCCCTTACAATACCATGGGGTCACTTCACTCATTCTAAACTCCTCTAATCAACATAAACAAACTAACTGCAACCACACATGTGACCGCTGGGATCATGAGCGTAATCGCCACTGCTTCAACTAACATTCCAAAAACTTCTCTCACTATTCCACCTCCGCATATGCATCATCATCAAGGTACACACGAAGACTGTGTACCACACCCATTTCTTCAAGAGCATTTACATACTCTAACAGATTACCAACATCACCAGTCTCAAGAAACTCACCAGTTTTTGTATCTACTAATGTACCCATTACACACCCTCCGCAGGAGCAAACAACTTAGAGAAACCTTCGACCAGAAGGTTGTAAGAGTAGATCTCGTATCGCCACTCACGGTCAAAACCGTAGTCGTCGTTTTCGTAGGCTTCGATCTCTGCTTTTTCGTAACGCTTCTCAAAACCTTGAAGAGCGTCAAGAGTATTCTCAATACCCATGAAACCTTTGATGATTTGCAAGGCTCGGCCGAAGTCAATACCTTCAACCTGCATCTCTTCAAAATCACAATCCGTTTGGTAGATTATTCGTGCCATATCTCTATCTCTCATTGATTAAAAACATATTATCGCATGAATCCGGATGTTTGTAAAGCATTATTTGAACCTTTTTTAGACTATTTTGTTATAAGCATATAACTAAAAAGAATTAATCAGTTCTCTCTGGGCTTCAGCCTTGATCTTCTTGTAATTGATGTTCTCATTGATGCTGATATCAACTTCGCGAGGCACAAACACGAAGGTGAGGTGATCAACTGGTATTTTTGCCTCAATACCGTCAGGTACACTCACAAGATGCGGCTTTAGTTCGTCAAAACTGATGATAGCCATGGCATTTTGTTGAGCAATTACATAGTAATCAGCAGGATTACTGATCGTGGTGCCTTTGTTTTCACCCAGACTGTTCTTCACTTTCACAGTAACCACTTTCTTTAGATTACCGGTCTTAGTGAACAAGCCATTCGCCGTGTATTTGAATTCTAAATCTACGTTATTGATAAAATCCCGATGGTCACGACCAATTTCATCAACCCACGTGAAGGTACCATTGCTGTATACCTCAAAACTCTGCTCAATGATGTCGCTCTTGTCAAACCTATCCTTTCGGTCGTTCAACTGACTACCTAAACTGGACACTAACGAAGCATACCTACTTTTATCAAATTTCGAATTGATAAAATCTGCATAATCTGGTGTATTCATGACGTAAATCTCCTACGCTGAGTCAACATTCTTAAAGAAAGACCGACCAGCCGTCTCCCAGTCGCGGCTATCGCGGGTTTTGATCGCATGACAGCACTTACACAGGGTTTGAATGTTCTCAGCAGAACAATCAGAGGGGTTGCCGTTGATATGATCGGCATCTAACTGCCACTCAGGGTCAATAATGTTCGTGGTACAAGTGAATCCAAGACGACCATCGGTGTTTTCGCAATAGGTCTTGCGATGAACTTTGTATTCCCAGTCACCCATACGATATTTGATAGCGTGGTGCTTTGCACAAACGTGACCAACACCACCGTACTCTTCAGCCACCCACTTAGATCGGCGATATCGAGGCTTCAAAGTGGTGTTGGTGTTTTGGGCTAACTTGTCACAACCAGGAACGTCACAGTGAGGGCGAAAAACATGAACTGTCATATGAACTCCTATCATCAAATTACATAGTAATTATACCAGGTAAGAGGTGTTTTAGCAACACATTTCTTAGACTATTTTGTTATATGCTTAGAACTATTAGTTATATAGGAGACTCGTTCCCCATCGTCAATCGACCCAGACTCAAGGCATTTACCGCACTTGGAGCCGATCATGGTGAGGAGGAACGAGTTTTCTGCAAGCATAGATTCGGTGATTCTATTGCAGATACAGAGGTACATTACAAACCAGCGGCTTCTAATGTCATATTGACCACACCAGCCTCAATCAACTTGCGACGATTTTCCATGTGTGCGGCTTGAGTTTCTTCTTTAGATCCACCGAAGTATGGGACACAATGTCCTTCTTCAGCCATCACAACAGTAGCCGGGCGCCAAGACTGCGTGGTGGGACAATAGACATCAAAGTCACCAAGAATACGTCCGAACTTTCCTTTCATGTCCTCACCGTTCTTTGCGACTTGTGTTTTGAGAACAGGCGTTTTACCAAGGAGTTCTTTCAATCGTTTGCCGGCTGCCTTACCAAAAACTTTCTCTACCTTGTCTCGGGTACGTGATTCGGGTGTGTCAATACCCATGATTCGCACTCGCTCGTTTTTCAACCAGATACCAAAACCAAGATCAATGTCAACATCAACTGTGTCGCCATCAACCACTTTAATGAGTTTACACCTATATTCGTACATCATACTCTCCTTGCTTTGAGAGTATTTATACTTTCATTAATTTATTTTCGTGGACTATAATCACATGGTCCAAATCACGATTGTCTAGAATCCACAGTGCATCTTCTAACGTATTCAGAATAGGTTTACCGCCTATATTGAACGAAGTATTGAGCAGTACATATGGGCTTCGCCTGTCCAATAACTCGTAGATAAAAGGTGATTCATGTTTCTTTAGCACCTGAACTCTTGCCGTGTTGTCCACATGATTGACCGCAGATAGTTGTTCTCGCCACGATTCTCGTGTTGTCAAAGCATAATTCATTGCTTCTAGATTATAATATGATGGACTCTCAAAATATGTTTCAACATCGCGATCTCTTACGACCGGAGCAAATGGACGATACCATTCTCGGTGTTTCACTTTCTCGTTGATCTTGTCTTTCATGCCGGGATAAGACGCACTTGCAATAATGGATCTCCGACACAAAGATCTAGCACCGACCTCAATGCCGCCGTCTATAAATCCTACAATAGCGCCTTCATCTAATAAGTCCGAGAAATCTTCAAGATCAATCTCGGTCGCTCCTCGTTCTTCCAGAAGAGCGGGCACGTTCTCTAAGTCCATCAATCGGAGATCTGATAGATGCGGATCTTTGCAGGGGGCTAGATCACGCTTAAAGAAGTCCGCAAGCATACCCAGAGCAAGACCCGAGTCACCGGGATTAGAAGGCACAAATAGATTGAGGTTCGGATACAGTTCTCGGATCATTTGATTCACGATCACGTTCATGCCACAACCACCACTAATCAATATGTTGTTATCATATTTCTTGGCAATAGGCACAATAGACTCATCAAACACCGTCTTGATCATGACCTTGGCGAGTTCTTGGAGTTCCCATGCGATTTGACATTCTTGTTCTTGAGTCAAAGGAAATTTATCAGGAAATCCAAATCGTTCTCGGTAGTGGTCAATCAACTGTTTGCCAGGCCACATATTACCAAACAACTCATCTCTCAGCATGAGCCTAGGATATATCTCTTTCATGTACCAGTTGATAGTATGATAAGAGTCCGTCGTGTAATGACCATACGCAGATAGACCCATCAGTTTGCCTGCGGTATCTATTCGGATAGATCTTGCGAGTCTTCCACCACCACCAGGTGACGGCTTCAGACATATACTGAATGGCAAAAAATCAGATAGATTGCAAAACAACCAACCGATGTTGATGAAGTCCAACACCTCATGGTCTAACTCGTGCTTGTCAATACCAAATCTGCCTGAGAAACAGGTATCACCACCGCCATCATAGGTCAATGCTAATGCCTTTCTACCACGAAAAGGCGACTGCGCATAGGCAGACCTTGCGTGAAGAGTATGATGATGGACACTTCCCATGTCTACCATCTGATCATTCTTGAATGCAGAACCAAGAATTCTCAGCAGTTCTTGCTCTGACTCTTTGAACCAAAACCCTTTGTGCAGAAGACACTTGAAATCATTGTCAATGTCATAGTCTCGTTTGAGAAGGCGAATCACCTCTTGGACGATATGCATGAACTCGTCCAACCTTGCTTTGTTTTTAAGCGAAGGCTGGTAGTGTTTCTCTTTAATGATTTTTTCTAGTTCTATTTGAACGATGCGATTATTTGCAGGATCAGTCACCGCGATTGCCGCATCATGACCTAGAAATATAGCAAGTGACGGTTTCATATATGACTCTTTAGGATATCATTTCCGAAATTTCTTTCGCGTACTTAGCATTAGTAACAGGAACAGCATTAGACTTATGCAAGGTCGCAATACCTATTATATAGTCTCCCGTGTACTTTTTGGTTTCTTGCTTGTCGCCATTTCCATGCGAGCATCCAGCAAAGTCTGATCGACTTGGGTATTGTTTTGATTCGGCAAGTCTTTGTTCTGCATAAGATAGGCGCTTCGTTGTGTTCGTTGACGCGAAGTCACGGAACGGAGGTGGCGAGTATTTTTCATAGACTTCCCCTTTGGGTTTTTTGGGCTTGCGTTTACGACCACTACTGTCGTACTTATAGGATCCGAAAACTCTCAATCAACATACTCCCATAGGTCATTAAAATCAAGGTCATCTTTTGGATCGTGGAATTTCATCACCATTTCACCAACAGATCCACGATAAGCCTTACCAATAGTATCGGCATAATCAAAGTCAGGCTCAAGTTCTATTCTATCATAATAATAGGACTCAATCAAGGTGGCTAAATCAGTCTCACATACACCGACAAAGAACTTGTCGGGATCAAAATTGCCTTCGGTCTCAATAATCACATCGCCGAACGAGCCTTTCTCCTCGCTGAAGAACTGAAGAACTTTTTGAACTAAGTCACTTTCTTCCTCGTGTATAATTCCACGATCAAGTGCTCGGTGCACCTCTAACAGGTCTTCGGATTGAGTGTATGCTTCACGTCCATACAACACATTATCAAAGTCAAAAGGACCATTCTCATCGCCGATCTCGTTACCCTCGGCATCTATCTCCGTGACATAATACTGGTTGTCAGCAAAGGGACCATTGAGATGCTCAATCTCATCTATCTCATGCCATTGTCGCTCAAGTTCCCAATCACCAAAATAATCACCTATCTCGTACTCATCTTGATCACTTTCTGCAAATCTGGCGAACTCTTCGTCAGCAATTTTGCCAATGGTCAACTCACCACCCCAACGACCGGTAAACACTTTAAAATATCTCATTTAATCAATACTCCCAACTAATATCAGGGCGGGTGTTGCCACTGCCATTCCAGTTTACTTTACAACCACTCTCCTCAATGAGAGGAATGATTGCCTTGAAGTTTGCAACACCTTCGTCGGTGCCATCGAAACAAAACATAGATCCATCACACTCGGTAGGAGGCATACAAACAAACCCACTCACACTGGTGTCAGGTTCATAGCCGAGATCCTCGAAACCACCTGAGATGAAACCCTCACCTTCGCAGTGATCACAATCATCATCGCAATCTTCGTTGAACCCTGTACCGTCACAATGATCACAGTCTTCTTCATTCTCATCATAGACTTCACAGTCCTGAGAATGATTGAAGAGAACTTTGGACAGATCAGTGTGATCGACTTCACCCCACGCACACGTTTGACAACACGGCAGGTTCCACTCAACGAACCAACCTTCGGCACGAAGTGCCTCCTGCATTCTAGCAAAACTCATACCGAAAACTCCTTGGGTGATATTTCATTAAACAAAATACGTGCTTCATCTCCGAAACCACGAGATTCAAGAGAAGTCAATGCTAATCGCAAAGTCACTCGTTCTTTCTGTCCCTTTTCGTAAGCCCGTGAATCATCAGCATACGAAAAATACCAATCATGAAACCTCAACAATTCACGGTACTCCTCTAGAGTAATGTTTTCAATATCCATTAACACACCTCTCCATACAAGTTCATTTCTGCCTTGACACGCCACTCCTCAGTGACGGGTTCTTCCAGAGTGGTCAGAGAGATCTCTCGTAAACCTTCGGCATCTTGCACCCAGCGGCGAATACCAACCACCTCGTTCTCAAAGTTGAGAACCTTCTTCTCACAGTGCAACACGACACCATCAAAGGTTGCGTAGATGGGAGACTCCCAGAACTCAACATAGTCTGACTCTGAGAAGTCAGCACCGGTGATCTCCGAAGAGAGGACGTACTCTTGCGAGTAGTCCGAAGAGTGCTCGATGCACGCCTCAAATGCGGTGCGATCACCGACAAGATCGGAGACGATGTAGGTGTCACCACCCTTGGGCTTCCACCGCTGGGGACACTCACCACGACCAGACCAGTCGTGGGCACCGTAGTTCTCAAGAAACTGGGTAGAAACAACAAAAGTATTAGCAGACATAGTTCGATCTCTCATTGATTAAAAACATATTATCGCACATTGAGCGAGGTTTGTCAATCACCTGGATGAATAGTCATTATTCAGCCCGTGAATAGTAGTCCGTAACCAAAAAGACCACCGAGAATCGCACCCATGAAACAACAAGCAAAAAATGCTACCACAGGATTCTCTTCATGAATCGCGAAGGGTCGGGTTCGCTTTGGTACGGAATAATCTTTCTTTGCATAATCTCGCATACTAAAATGCCTCCCTTTCAAAACGCTCCATATCACGTTCAACTGTCCTGACGGTGCGAATTGCATCTTGAACTCGCAGACCATATTCACGCATCAACATCTTGGTGACTTCACCTCGACCTCGACCGCTCTCAATTGCCTCTTGAACAACAAACACTAACTGACCCATTGCACTCATTAGAACCTCCTCCCAAAATCAACGTTAGACCAACCTTCACCATCAACCATCCATGCAGTACCACATTTTTCGTTCTGAACGATATCACCAACAGAAACCGAATGCATTCGGACAAATTTCTGAATACAAGAACCTTCAGGCGGGTAACCGTTACCGACATGAAATACATCTTCAAGGGTATCAACACCCGTCACACGAGCAACCGAAGCGAAGTGATTTTCCATCCAAGGTTCGTAGTTCTTAGAACCACCCATGAACTTGACATCACGCTGGATTGCGATCTCAGGAAAGTCACCGAAGTCGCCATCCCAACCAACTTTATTCAAGTGGTCTCGGGCTTGATCTGACAAATGAAACTGGTGGATTAAGTAGGACATAGTTCGATCTCTCATTGATTAAAAACATATTATCGCATATTGGAACGGGTTTGTCAATCACCTGGATGAATAGTCATTATTCACGTGGCTTATGGTTCTAAGGAAAGAAGGAATTCTTCAACGGTTGTGGTGTGGGTTGGTCTAGACCAACCAAAGGTTGGAAAAAGACTGCGAATATCTATGGCGAGCATAAGCAGAGACATCTCATGTTTCCATGTCTCCCAAAGATCTGGATCGTGTTCTTTAATAGAACTTGCATTATGATAAACATCATAGAACTTGATAAGCCTCACTTCTTCAGGAGCAATGGACAACCGATTACGGTCATGCTCCTTGCGTGTAGCACGATCACCAACGAATCCAGGAGGCTTTGTGAGATACCATACATATTCTGCTACCTTTGGTCCAAAAGTATCTTCAACGCTCTCAAGGGTAGCATTCGTATCTTCAACGGTATCATGAAGTAGGGCGGCAATTATAGCAGTGTCACTTAGCCCATGTGCACGAACCAGAGCACCTACGGCTTCTGGATGCGTTATATAGGGTTCTCCAGTGTACTTTCTGGTCTGCCCTTTATGGAACAAGGTAGCCCAGTTCCTAGCGTGTAATATCTTTGCTTCATTCATCCCAATATAACTCCGTTAATTCTTTCTCTTTTGAGAATGCTTCTTTCTCCCATGGCTGGTCTCGGTAGCGGATCGTGCCACCACGAGGTCCTACGGGAATCTTCTGACCCTTCCAGACAGTAGCGCCTTGAGTCAACTCACGGCGAATGTACTGTTTGATATGGACTAATTCATGCGCAATTGTAGAGGCAATCTCATGAGGTTCTACTGCTCGCAACTCACCTTCATCGACCACTTTACCAATTTCAACAAGGTACTCATCAGCATCATGCTCAATTGCCTGACCAAAGAGACCATCTTCTACGACATTTTTAAAGTGAATACCGATAACGATATCTCGCTTGAACTCACGAGGAAACAACTCGTTAACGACATTCTCAGCGAAAGTCTCATAGTGATTACGATTCTTAATACGACCTTTGAACTCTAAGAGCAATGACATCTGGACCCTTATTGATTGATTGAAGAACTATTATGACTGGAATTGCGGCAAATGTCAAGCACCAATTAATGCTTTTAAAGAATATATTATATTCTATATCCTCATCGTTTGCCCCAACACCAGATCACGAGTGCGGCCCGTACTCCTTTGGTCACTGTTTTGACTCGGTGAAATGCAGTGCTGTCAAAAACAACAGCATCACCTGGTTTTTGTAGAGGTGCGGTGTACACTTCAGGTGCGCCCGAACCGTGTACACTCTCAAAGACTTCAAATTCACCACCCTCAAACTCAGAGGAATCATTCAGGAGAATGGACATGCTTAACTTTCGTCGTAATCCATCAGTGTCCATCTCTATGGGCATATCCTGAGCATCTTGATGCCAAGTGTAGCGACCTTCATCCTGTGCATAGTAGACACACAGTTGAGGTGGTTCAATATCCCACAGTTCAAACCCAAACATTTTTGAGTTGGTCTCCTTAAAGGCAGACATGACCAGTTCGTATACTTGTGCGTCATCATATTGCCACACACCCGCACTTCTTATGCTTCTTTGCTCTGAGTAGATCTTGCCCTTATCGGGTGTGAAAATACCACCAGGAGTGTAACCGCCGTGATCCTGCCATAGTTTTATAACATGTTGACACATCTCAGGTGGCCAGCCGATTTTGAGGGCAACAGTATTACCGACAGTGGTGCTGTGTTCATAACGCCGAGATATTATATCGATCATTCGTTCAATGTTTTCTGTGCGCCATTTGGGGTAACTGTGTGGCGCGTCACCTTCGTTCCAGACAATCTCTACTTGGTCGTTGTTGACTGGTGACTCGCCTGAATCGTCGTCGCGTAATAACTCAGACATCCTAATCTCCCTGGCATTAATTGTTTACACATCAGCGCATCGTTCGGCCATGCACCAAATTCTTGTACTAGATTGAGTAATTTTTTAGCGGCTTCTGGTTTTATGTAGTATGCCGAGTTACCCGGCAATCCTTGAGGCACTTGAACTTCATCAATCCAAGGTGCTGGTGCAACTTGATTTACCCGAGCGGGTTTAGTATCTGCTTTGATTAATTCGTGGTAGACTGCGGATTTTCTCGTAGCACCTCGTGGATCGTTCAGTGAAATTACGGAATACCTAGATTTCTCTAGTGTGTATAATTCTAGTTTGCGAGTGAACACCGCATCATGTTCTAAAATCATATAGGGTTCTTGTCGCTGGACGCATAATTCCCAGAGTCTATAGTGAGACATGAAACAAGCCATTCGCTTCTTCGGATCAGCAGTTTCGTAGGGTGTTTTTTTGAGACCAGAGGCGATGTCAATCACCTCTTTCGTCCATGGATAATTCCACTTGAGTTTGCGCTCGTGGAATTCTTCAATCACACTGTCTGGTGTAGACGCAATAAACTTATCAATCAAGAAATTGTTCTTGTAGTGATTAGAACTGTCAATCAACACATCAGCCTGTTCAAAGGATTCCTTGTTGCCCGACAGCGCGATTACTTTGGCTTGCATTTAGTTACCGTCCCAATTAAGATCCTGTTGTTCGCCTACTGCTTCTTCTTGATCCGCAGTTGGTACGCGAGAACCCTGTGAACGTCTTACGATGTCGTTGTGGTCGAACTCAGACCAATACAACTCAAACGCAACACCGTCTTGGATACCCACAAACTGATGCCATACACCAGCCGGTACTGCCATGTATTCACCCGCATTTAGAACTGTGGTGTCCACAATCTCGCTGTTCTCTGGCCATGTGCGGATCAACAACTTACCAGACTCAACAAAGAACCCGTTACTCTTGGTGGTGTGATAGTGTTCAGAGCATTGAAAGTCCTTCTTGAACTCAATCCTATGGAACTCTAACGAACCGTTTGCTTCAATCTGTTGGGTCTTACCCCAGACCTTTCCTGCTGATTTCATTTAACTTCATCCTTTAATTCCAAATAAACTTTTTCAAGTATGTCCGTGAGTCTCTTATCGTTCTCTTCACAATAGGTCACTAGAGATATGACAGATG